CTTTTAGACCATCTATTGATAACCAAATAATTAATTACAGATAATGCCCGTGCAAGCAATGGCCCAAATTATGAAATCACATATTCTATGTATTATCATAATTCTATCCATTTGCTTTATTCATCCATTCGTGATATTCAAAATATCACAATATGAGATAACTATGAAATAGTGATATCATATTGATGTGATATTGAATTCTTTTATATATTATCTACTAATTACATTTTATTCCACAATCTTCGCAAAATTTAGTTTTTACAATTATGTTACAATTAGGACATTTTGGAGGATTCACTAATGTACCACAATATCCACAATATTTTTTTGGAGCTAAATTCTTACACTTTGGACACATTGATTTAATGGGAATAATATTTGGCTCTTTTGGACTTAGATTATAATTCTGATTCGACATATATACTATATAATTTTTTATTTTATTTTTTTTCGCCGCATATATTTTATTACCCTATGATATATGTACAATCGTAAATTAACAAATTGGGAAACGTTAAAAACTGAACCTATAATCGGCCCAAATATTCAACCTGGTATTATTTACACCAATAAAGATGGTTCCATATTAGAGCTTCATTCAGTTGGAGGTTTCACTGGATTTACACGAAAAGTGACTGTATATAATAATCGTCTTTATAGAGTTGATTATACTGATACCAATGGAGAACATTATCGAGAAGGGCAATTAGATAATATTCAATTTTTGAAAATGAAATGGTTGTTAGCGAGAGTTCGAGCATTGAAGAATCGTTATAAACCGGCTTTCTATGTATTGGGAGGTATATATAATACCTTAGTAACACCAACTAAAACCATAGATTTAGGGACACTTATTGATAATAAAGAAAATATACCCGTGGAATTATATAATATTGTATATGAACTAAATAGTTTATAAAAAATTGATTTACTTAATGTTTATTATTCAAACTATTAAACATTTTGTAATGTGTGATTGTAAATTATGCGAAGAACTTAAATTGGGTGAAAATATCATCCACAAATTTAATCATTGTTTTGTGATGTTTAACCGTTATCCCTATTTACCGGGTCATATAATGGTTGTTCCATATGAAGCAAAACCACTATTATACGATTATCACGATGATACTAGAAAAGATATAATTGATGTCATTGCATTATCTCAAAAGAAATTAATGGATGTTTTAGATATTGAATCCTGTAATACTGGAATAAATTCCGGTAATAACAGTGGTGCATCTATTCCTAATCACCTTCATATTCATATCGTTCCACGAATACATAATGATATGAATTTTATGCATACAACAATTGATGATAAAACAAAAGCACTCAAGTATGGTGAAACTTATATAAAAGTAATGGAAAAAATAAAGAAAATGTTTGATTAGTTTATTTAACTTTGTACGCTCGCTGAACTGTTCTAGTAGGTTGTCTGTCGAATGACTCCAACTCCCTGAATGTCAGTTGAGGCAAATTTGCCATCAAGGTTCTCCTAATTTCAGGAAGTTTATCCACTGGAGTATGGCTGCCCATCCAAAAAGAAAACCTAACTCCTTCAGGTTTTTCAGTTACTCGAAGACCATTGATATACTGGAGATCAATGATCGTCTCTCCTACCAATAGCATTGCTGCTTCTTGAAATGGATCGTATGGTGTTCCCTTTGTATTGTAAACATCTTTCGGTCTTACAGTTCCAACAGGCAAATCCAAGTTTGCGCCCTTCCACCATCCTTCAATGGTGATATTCTTGTATCGTCCATCTGCTAGCTGTATCTTGTTTCGGTTGTCTTCACTCTTGAATGGAATGTCGTTGCGGAACATCGCAAAGTCCCTCCATTCTTTGCGTTTCTCAGGACCTGGTCTGTCGTCTGACACAAAGAATCTTTCCAACCCTGTCCAACAACAGTTACAAACTGCCGCAATGATGAATACCCAGTTCCAAAATTCAAGGACCGTGGATGCCTCACCAATCAAGAGACGACTTTCCCAATCATTGACTGATGAATCATTCCCTTTGACAGTCATGTTCTCGGGGGCAACAATATTGAATTTCCATTTGGAATTCAAAGGGGGATCGGGATAGTTATGGGAAGCCATTTATACTAGCCAATTAGGCAATATGGTATATTAAATGAAGTTAGTATGGTTATCGATTTTCAATTTTTTCTTATAATGCGACGGATTATAGGATTCGCAATTTTTTCTTATAATGAATGAAATGATAATTCATTGATCGTTTGATTATTTTATTTATTTTATAAATCATTCATAATATGAACGTGAATATAACTCACATATATAAAAGGTGTATGAAACAGGAAGATATATGTTATCATAGAATAAAATATTATAAAAATAATTGTTTCTATGATGAAATATTAAATGGTATAAAAATATTAAAATTGATTGAAGTTGAAAATGATGATAATAAAAAATCGGAATGTCTATATAATCATTTCATTGAATATTTAGAAGAATTAAGAAAAAAAGATATATTTAAAGCAATTCGATCTAATGATATTAACAGAATAAAAGAATTAGATGATTTTATAATACCAACACCATCTGTTATTGAATTATCTTGTATGATCGCAACTGAAACTAATAATTATGATATCATAAATTATCTAATTGAAAATAAACATATTTTTGTAACTAGAAAATCATTCATTATAGCATGCGAATCAAATGATATAACTTTATTAACTATTTTATTAAGATGTAAAATTGGATATAATATTATAGATGATATCAATAATGGCGATCTATTGGTCAACAAGGAGATACTAAATATATTTCATCAGTAATTGTATCTGTTTCTTTGGTAAATAATTCTAAAATTTTAGTTTTATTTTCCATCATAAATACATCTATATCTGAATTTATCATTTTACATACAATTAACATATTATTAACTAAATGTTTTATATTATAATCTTTAAATTTTTCATATAATTTATCCAGTTTACTGTTCTTCTTATTGATTAATACATCGGTTAATTTCTCGGCAAATGCATTAAGTGTTTCTATATCTTTTTTTTCCCATTTTAAATAACTAAAGTATAATCCTTTAATACAATAACATAATGAATCATAGTCCATATAAAATAATTATTGTCTCATTTCTTTATATTTGATATAAGTCTTAAATGCATCAATTAAATATTTACCAATATCATCTAATGAAGAATCTTCATATTTAGTCAATTCCTGTAATAATTGAGTGTAATTTCTTTCACTATCTTTTATTTTTTCATCAATGAAATTTTGTTGATCATATGTCAAACTGTCTCTATTTTCTAATAGCTTAATTACATCTCCATCAATAGTTTCGATCAATCTAGTATGATTGCATACAGCATCATTAACTGATTTAACTAATTGACCTTGTTGTTTAACGAATTGATTTAATATACTATTAATTCCGTAAATTTTATTAATAAAAGTTTCTTTAATATTTCCAACCAATTGATTTTTTTGTTGGAGTTCTTCAGCTCTTGTTTTCTCATAATTAATTTTTTGTTGAATTTTCTCCAATATTTTATCTTTATTCATTTGTATTATTTTTTGTTCTTCTATTTTATTTAGATAATTAATCTCATCAGGGTTTTTGAATACATAATTGCTGTATACTAAACTATTCACTGATAAATTTGTATTTCTATATTCCTTAATAATATTATTCTGTCCATTATAAATACTTGCAGTTAAATCTATAATTGGAGGAACAAATAAATTATCATCGCTAATTATAAGTTCAAAATGTATTCCATTTTCATTTAATATTCGAATTATCTTCCTACCCCTTTTACCATCATTAGGAAGAATTAGTTGAGAGATTTGAGTTGTATGCCAAGCATCATGTTTATTAACACCCATAAAAAAGTGAATTTCCAAATCTGGGAAATGATTTAATAATTGTTGTAAACATTGTCGATGATTAGATGTATGTTCAATTATTTTTGAATCCATATCTACCATCGCATTCATATCAACCATATGATGCATATCAATTTGTTCATCAATTTCAAATCCACTAATAATTTTAAGTAGTGTTACTGTAATCGGTAAATCATATAGATGTGTCACACCATATTTTTTTAATCCATGTTTAAATGCGATGAAGAAACAACTATTTACATGTAAGAATGGATCTTCTTTATTTATATCAATTATTTCATCTATATTTACTATCTCTTTACCCTCAAATGTTTCCATCCCACTATTAGGAAAAGTCTCTATTCTTATTGAATGATCTGAAAATTTATAGTTAGGATCTTTGGCGAGAGTAATTAAAGATTCATTTCTTGCTGCTATCAGTGCCCTATGATCAAATCCTGAAGCTGTAGTGTCCATTTATAATACTAGTTAAAATATATTTTAATTAGAATATATTTCAATTTTTTATATGTAATATTTAAAATTACCCTTAGCGGTCAATTTTTTATATGTAATATTTAAAATTACCCTTAGCGGTCAATTTTTTATATGTAATATTTAAAATTACCCTTAGCGGTCAATTTTTTATCTGAAAGATTTAAAATTACCCTTATCGATCAATTTTGTATGGCGCAAGTACCGCTATTTTTGAACCAATCACTTTCTAATCTATAAAATAAAGGTGTTGGTTGAACTACTACTCCATTTCTAAATACATATCTTAATGTTGCAAATTTTGTATCTGGATTCAAATATGCATCATAATGTGACTTAATTAAATTAGACGGTGTATGATCTATTTTACTACAATGTTCAACCCATTTAGAACGTGTAAAACGTTTCCATGGTACTTCGGGTGGATATTTACCGTTTGATAGAGGGACACTATTGTCTACTGGTTCCTGATATTCTACATGATCTATACCATTATTCATATAATCTAACCAAGGTAAATTCATATCATTATGTGCATAAACACAGTCATTTATACAAGATCCAGTTGGATTAAATTTGTCTTTATCTACTGCTCCTCCAGCAAAGTTTTCATTTACCTGGTGGTATATTAAAAAGAGAATAATGAAGATTATAAATAAATAAATTAAGAAACTATATTCCTGCATATATATTACATTACATAAAAACATTTATTTTTTGAAATGGTGATTATATAATCCAATACTTGTTTCTTTATAGTGAAGTAAATATTTTATACTTTTGAGATAACCAATGTCTGCACTTAATAACTAAATATTTGAATACTTTTAAAATATTACCATTATATTCACTCTTTAGTGCATCTATATCCGCACCTACTGATAGTAAATAGCTTACTATTTTTTGATAACCATTCATTGCACTCAATCTTAGTGCGTCATCATTTTCTGCATGGATATCTGCACCTACTGATACTAAATATTTTACTATTTCTAGATGACCATGCCATGCACTATATCTTAATGCTTCATCATTTTCTGCATGGATATCTGCACCTAATGATACTAAATATTTTACTACTTCTAGCTCACCATAATATGCACTCCGTCTTAATGCTGCATCATTTTCTGCATGGATATTAGCGCCTAATGATAATAAATATTTAACTACTTCTAGACGACCATAATTTGCACTATATCTTAGTGCTAAATCATTTTCTGCACGGATATCGGCACCAATTGATACTAAATATTTGACTATTTCTAGATAACCATTTTCTGCACTCCATCTTAGTGCTAAATCATTTTCTGCATGGATATCTGCACCTACTGATACTAAATATTTTACTATTTCTAGATGACCCTTAAATGCACTCCATTGTAATGCATAATCATTTTCTACATGGATATTAGCACCTACTGATACTAAATATTTAACTACTTCTAGATGACCATTTGATGCACTCAATCTTATTGCTAAATCA